CGCATACGTGCATCGGGCAACCCTGGTGGGCCAAACCATAACAACGTAAAAGATTATTACATTGATGCCGGAGAAGAGTCTTCAGTTATTGAAGGTGATGACGGTATGAACCGTATGTATATCCGCAGTTTGGTTACCGACAACAAGATATTGCTGGATCGAGATCCTGGATATATTAAACGGTTAGAAGGTGTAGGCGATGAGCAGTTAGTTAAGGCGTGGTTAGAGGGCGATTGGGATAGTTTTGTAGGTCAGTATTTTACTAACTGGCATGAAAAACAAGTACTTGTGAACAGTTTTGAGATACCCGAACACTGGCCTTTATTTGGAGGCATGGACTATGGCGAAGCTGCTCCAACGTCTTACGGTTTATACACTGTGGATTATGATGGCAATGTGTATCGCATTAGTGAGTATTACCAAGCGAATGCTACGGCTTCGCAACATGCCGATAATATAGCAAGAATGATAGAAAGTTGTCCGTTTACAGGTGGCCGTTATCCGCAGGCAACGTATTGCGATCCAAGTATGTTTGTTAAAAGAAGGTTAAACGAAGTAGTTAACCATTCGCCTGCTGATGTGTTTGCCGAGCGAGGTTTGTACTTGACAAGAGCAAACAATGATCGTATTACTGGATGGAGAGTGGTTAACGATGCGTTGATAAAAGAACGCTTTTATTGCTTTAATGGATGGAACGATGCTTTGGTTAGGACAATGCCTTCTTTGCCAAGAAGCTCTAAAAACCCAGAGGATCTCGATACCCATGCAGAAGACCACGCAGCAGATGAATTACGGTATGCGATGATGCACGTTTATAAACCGCATAAACCGGAAGAAGAAAGACCTTACGAAGGAACCGGACAAGAAGTTATTGACATGATGGAACAAGGTTGGGGTGTTCGCAAAGGGCGATACGCTCCGGCATAACAAGGAGATAGGAATATGCAGGGTTTTAACGGTACTCCAACAACGACTAAGCCAAACCGTGGCAAAAAAGGCACTCGCGTAACGCCAAAGCCAGCAGGGTCAGACAACCTTAAAAAAGGTGGCAAGGGCAAATAGTTTGAAAGAGCGACAAATAGAATACTGGCAGGGAGCCATAGAAGACGGTCGCAAGTATATGAAAGTGCGCCATAAAACATGGCGTAGACTTTTAAAAACATACGAACTTGATTTTGACGTTCCTGGTCTGGATGAAGACAAGATCGTCAAGATATCCCGTATGTATCCACTTGCCCGTCAAATTATTGCCAGTGTATCTTTTAACTATCCTCATGTTTTTTTTAAAGTTGAGGAACCTGGTAGAGACTTTGCGGCTGAAATTTTGGAACGTGTGGCTAATGCTACATTAGAACAGATGGATGCAAAACGCGAAGTGCAGCAGGTTATCTTTGATGCGCTGTTCTGTAGTGTGGGTTGGCTAAAATTTGGATACAACCCCCCAGGCGATGAAGATATTGTTGCGCCATATACCATTAACGATGCTCAGGAAAATGATTTTCCATATGTGCATCGAGTTTCGCCTTTTAATATTTATGTTGATCCGCTTACTCCTCCACATAAACTGTCAGGCGCACGTTACATTATTGAAAAAATGATTGTGCCGTTAGAGTTTGTTAAAGAGGATGACAGGTTTAAAAACAGACGGCAAATAAAAGCGATGTCTGATGAAGATCAGGCTGATTCTTTTATTTACGACATGCAAGATGCTGACCATAGCGATGAATACAACGCAGTCCAACATGCTAAACAAGGTCAAATGGTTTGCTTGTATGAAATACATGACCGTCTACATAAAAAACGCATTACGTTTGCTGAAGGGTTGGATGAACCTATTGAAGAAGTAGATCATCCATTTTTAGCAATGAAGCCAATTACAGAAACCGATCCGTTTACCGGACAGGAAATGATGACAGGTGAGTTTGAGCCTGCTGGTGGATACTTGATGGATGGTGGTTTCCCGTATCATGCGATGCGTTTTGACCAGACCGAACGATCATTTTATGGCGAACCGCCAATGGCGTATGTTGAGGATACACAGTCACTTATAGTAGAGTCCGTATCACGCAGAGCCGATTTGTTAAAACGTTTTCAGCGTGTGGTCTTAGCTTCTAAAAGAGAACGTGAAGCCAACCAAGACATTGGCGATACATTAGAAAATGGTCGTGACGGTGAAATTATTTGGGTAGAAGATCCAAATACCTCGATGCGTGAAATGAACTTTGGTAACCCTCCACCGGATCAGCTGGGTCTGGAGTCGGATGCACAAAGTTACGAAGAGCAAAGCTTAAATGTATCGCAGATGGCAATGGGTGGTGGTCCAAGAGTAACGGCTACGCAAGCCAGTTTGTCTGCAAGTTTTGCACAGGTAAACCGCGAGTGGATGCAGTTGCGTGTAGCGGATGCGTATCGAGCCATTGTTCGCAACTCATTACGGATGATGGCCGATGAAAGATATTTGCCGGATAATTTTTTAGTTAACGTAGCGCAAGATACAGAAGATCCTGTTTTTGAAGCAGTTACGGCAGATCTTTTGCGGATACGATACAAAATAGAAATACAGGCCGGTAGTATGCAGCCGTTGACGGAACAGCTTGAACGTCAGGATGCACTGCAACTGTTTAACATGACAATTAACCTGCCGGAAATAAATCGCATTGAAGCCATTAAAGGTTTATTAGCATCGTTTAGGGTGCAAGACCCTGATAAATATTTGGGTAACGCTGAAGATGGCGATGCAGTTAAAGCGGCTCAGTTAGAAAATGTAGCTTACTTAATTAATGGCGGTGATCCTGGGGTTACACCTTTTGAAGATCATCAGTTGCACATACAGTATCATCAACAAATACAACAACTTCCGCAATTTCAACAACTACTGCCACAACAACAGCAACAAGTTATGGGCGTGGTGCAAAACCACATACAGCAACATCAGCAGATGCTTAACCAAATGGCTCAAGGTCAAGCACCTCAAGCCGCTGGTGGAACAAATGCAGGTGTAGCGGAAGGTAATATTGTTTCTTTAGTTAAGTCGCAGGCTCAAGAGGTTAGCCAAGCGGTTCAAAATGCACCAGGACAAGGATAATGTTAGTATTTCACGACTATGAATGTGAGGACGGACATCGTCAACTTGACATTCAAAACGATTCTAATAATATTAAACGTAAGATTAAATGCGATCAGTGTGAAAAAGACGCTAACATGTTGTTTATAAAAAGCAACTTTATTCATAACTCGCATTCTGGAATGTATGGTAAGTTTCATGCAGGTTTTGGTCAGGTTGTAGAATCATACAGCCATAAACAGGAATTGTTAAAAAAATTTAACGTAAGAGAGAGTGCCGATCCAGTTGGTGGCTCTCGATGTCACATTAACTCCGATGTAACGGACTCTACTCCGACAGACACCCCAACGCCTTCGTTTGGTAACACACCAGAAGAGGCAGTGGCTCTGGCAGAGAAGAGATATAACGAAGGAGAATAGTAAATGTCCGAATCAGTACTAGCTTTGGACTCCGGTGCGGATAGCTCGTCACCCGATGCGGAATCATCTCAGGATCAATCAACGGAATCGTCCCTTGAGTTGTTTACAGATGACACTCCAGAATCGGCACAAGCTGAAAGTGCTGGACACTCTGATGCAACGTCAGATTTTGACCCACAAAGGCATGATTGGTTGCGTGGAAACGCAGACGATGTGCCGGAGCAGTATCAGCCGTTAGTTCCGCTTGCAAAAAACATGCAGGCGCAATTCACAAGAACTCAACAGGATCTTGCAGAGCAGCGTAGACAAATTGAGGCAGATCGCAGTGAATGGGCCGATAGGGTTCAAGCAGTGGCTGCGCCTCAACAACAACAAATAGATCCTGTAGATGCAATGAGGGCAAATTTATCTGAAGATGAAGCTCGAGGGATAGATGCTGTTGAGCAGATTATTCAGCATAGGGTAGGAAATGTTGTTAATAACTTGAACAGTCAAGTTCAACAGTTACAACAACAACTGTCTACGGCCAATAATTATGTGCAAGGTCAGCAAACTGCGTATATAGCCAACCAGGTAGGTGAAGCAAGGCAGGCTTATGGCGGTGATCTGGACGCTTATACCGATCAGATTGTTGCTACTACAAAGATTACTAACCCTGTTACAGGCAGTCCGTATACAGTTCGTGAGGCTTATGAGTTACATGCAGGCATTACCGCTCAAAAAGCGGCTGATCTGCGTGGAGCTAATAGTTCCGCACGAAAGTCTTCAAAGCGATCAGTTCGTGGAACGCAAGGTGTGGATGCAACGGAAAGTGACGGCCCACTTAGCGACTCCGATGTATTGTCGGGTCTTTCCAAGTTAGGCTTTGAATAAGGATAAATAGAAAATGGCAGCAACGACAACTTCAGAAAATTGGGATGCAGCTTGGACGCTTACGATGCGAGCCAAACGCAAAGAGTTGACCGATAACTTCTTTGACGCATACCCAACTTTAGACATGTTCCGCTCTGGTGGAGCATTAGTCACCGACAATGGTGGCAAAGAAATTCAAGCAGATATTTTGTATGCTGGTAACTCGGCGCAATATTTCTCGGGATATGACGTTTTGAATACGGATGCGGTAGATGGTATCACAGCCGCTTTTTATCCGTTTAGATATGCCGCAGTGCCTATTACGATTAATTTTACCGAAGAGCAAGAAAACCGCAAACGCGAAGCAGCAATGTCGCTGTTAGAGGCCAAGACTCGTCAAAGTATGTTGACCTTGCGCGATCAGATTAACTCTTCGCTTTATTCTGCTCAGACAGGTAAAGCTCCGTTAGGTTTCCAAGACATCATTGCTGATGCACCAGGAACTACTCCAACTACGTTGGGTGGTATCACGGTAGCTGGCAATACGTGGT